TTACAAATCTTCGTTAAATACCTTCAGCCGACCGCCCCAGACGATAGAGCTAAACTGACGACCGCCGATCTCGACTGTCACCTTCTCCTTACGCCATTTCGGTAGCGATGGATTATAATAACAGTAGTCGGCGGCATTGCCCAGCGTTCGACCCAGGCAAATACCTTGCTTCAACTCTCCCCGAAACAGCACATCGGCGGCATCCTGACGGGGTTCGATCCAGGCACCATCATTGATCCGAAAGCGCAAGTATTTCCACTTCTGTCCGGCCGTCCGGCTGCACTTCCAATAGTAAAAATTGGCTTCAGCCATCTTGTCTTCGGACGTACAACGAAGCTGCGGGAAGCCCGGATCGCCCCAGGGCGGGGGCGTTCCCGGCTGATCCGGCGACCAGTTCGAGATTTGCACTTCGTCCGGATGGGGCGGGCCGTAGATCGTGTTGGGGTTGGTACCATACCGGCCAACCTTCCAGAAGATGTTACAGGTACCTACGACCAGGCCAATAATGAAAAAGCTCGCCAAGTGCTGATCCAAATCCCAATCGGCATGGCCACCCGTTACGGTGACTTTGCCGGGCGGGTTGGCTACCCGTCGCGCCTGTCTAATCAGGCCGTGGGTAGCACCTTCCGGGCGCGATACCGTACCCGGAAGCGACTCAATCAGGTCACTCGTTACGTAGGCACACTGACCACCGTCGCCCAGGGCCAACATCGAAAGCGTCATTTCATACAGTCGCATGTAAAATTCACCGCTGGTACCAGGCCCTTCCGGGTAGTACTTGACGTTCGGCCACGATGTACCAAAGTGAACAGCGAAGTAGGTGGACATCCGGTTTCGGGCTGCCTGTTGCGACTGGAGCGTGTTCAGGAAGTAGTCATGGGTCGGCTTTAGGGTTATGCCGTCCCGTTGCCAGTTTCGCGCCTGTGCGCAACAGAACGCCCCGTAGTTCAAAAACAGACGAGGGTTCTGAATGCCAGCGTCAGCGTACATCTGCTTTCGCTTCGCCTTGAACCGCGTGTAGCGTTCATTCTCGGTCTCCAGGTTCCATTCGCCTTCCATGAACTCGTCAATCTCGATCCCATAAAGCGGTTCCTGCGTAGCCCGGTTTTCCCACTCCTGGGGCGACTTGGCGTAGCCCAGGGGGAACGATGGACCACCCACGCCCGGAAACATCTCCTTCGACTCCATCCACCGAAGCCGATTCGATAGGGGCGCTTCGCCGTTCCGGAAGAAGTGCATCCCACCCCGACCAGCCGCGCTACCGGCGTTCACGTCGGCCCGCTGAATGGTCGTTGCTGACGTTCGACCGTCCGGCATGGTAAAGACCGGCCCGCTGGCTACCGCATTGGGCAAGAAGGTCGAATAATCTAAAAATGCAGGTTTCTCAATTTCTGGCATGGCTACGTGTTGGCTTTGCCGATATACATGGTTTGATTCGACTTATTGATGTACCCTTGATTGTACACCTCCTTACGGGGTCCCTGACCAAAATACACATTCAGCCAGGTATCTTCCGGCACGTAAAGGTCATTCGGGAAGTTGTCGTAGAACGGCTCATCATAGCCCGAAATCCACCACATGTTGCGTTCGCCTGGTTGGGGCGTCGGCGTCGGGGCCGCGTTGGTGATATGCGCCAAGAGTTCGCCGTTGATGTTCGACCAGCTATAGCGCAAGTCCAGAATGTCCGGATCGGGCGGCACGTCCACGAACGTATTCTGATACCCTGACGTGGGGGGCGGGTTTTCGGGGTTGGTCTGGTCCGGCGCGATCACGAAGTTAAACCGATCTTCGACGGTCGCCCCTTTGTCGTCCATCGCGGTCACAATCACCACGAACGTGCCCGGCATCTGTGGAATCCCTGAAATCACCCGAACCGGCTCATTCCAGGATAGGCCCAGCGGAATACCGTTCACCCCGATTTGTACGATCTGACCGTCCGAATCGGCAAAGGTGTTATTCGGTATCTGGTAGCTTAACGATATGCCTACCTTGCCCGTCTGGTCGGGTATCTGGTTCTGAACAGTGGGTGCCTGGTTCGTCGCGGGCGGGGGACCTTCCTGAATCGGAGCCTGACCACCGTTGGCGTCGGTCAGGTCGAACCAGCCGACGAAATTGGGCACCTTACCGTCTTCGATGGTTACGATGTAGCGACCATTCGGCAGGGTATCCCGATCAAAGCGGAAGGGATAGTACACACCCGAAAAGCTCACACCGAAGTTAATGGCGGGTTTATTCACTGCAACCGGACCCGACAGCCGAACGGTCGGCAGGGCGTTAGCGATCACGCCGATGAACAGCAGTCGGTTTTGCTGCGGCTTCCACTCCAGAGCCGCTTCGATGTCGATCAGCTCCGGATCGGGGTCAGGCCCCGGATCGGGATCAGGGTCGGGATCAGGGTTCGGCTGTTGGGTTGCTGGAAGCGTGACTTTCAAAAAGTCCACTTCAATCATGTACTCTTTGGTCGGATCAATCGTCAGCCTACGCACGTCAGACGGCCCGTCGTATTCCAGCGTTGTATCCAGTACGATGGTCGTGCCCGTCGTAATCTTCGTCCGGTATGATCCATATGTTTTAACCCCCCAGGCCAACAGGGTTCGATCCCGGAAGGGGTAGCCCTCCTGCCAGTCCAGTACCGGCGTCGTAGGGGGCACAAAGTTACCAGCCGTGGTCACGAAGTAGTTCTTACCAGCCAGCCGGTACCGATCAATGATGTCGTTCATCGACCGGCCCGCGATCCCATTCACATCAACGTTTTCGAGGTCTTTTGGAAAGATCACGTAGAACGTGTAGCCGGTATCGTCGCCGTCTTCAATGCGAAAGCGGCCTGAACATCGGCTGGCACATTCGCGGTTCAGCAGGTATTCGAGCGTCATCACCTGACCCGTGGTCTGGAGGTCTTCCAGCATCCGGGCGCGGGCGTCAAACACCGCCTGCATGACCAGACGAGCCGGGCCGAACAGGATTTTAAGCAGGGCAACCGTCAGCGGTTGGCGACGGTGCGGGGGCAACAGTTGGCGAATGAAACTATCCAGATCGAACATGGTCGTGATTAGAAGATGTATTCAATCTGAAACTCAATCGCCTTCATGTGCCCCGCTGGAGACACTAACTCACGCTCGAACGGCTGCCAGTTGGGGGAACCAGCCGGACGCCATGACGTTTCCCGCACCACGAAGTCTTTAATACCTAAATAGGTCTGACAAACGTCGGTTAAGCCAGTCCATGAAAAGACGCCATCGAAGGGCAATGAACGGGCGTAAATAATGATTGCTTCATGGACAAGTTTACGCCCGCTACCATCTAAGGCCATACCGTCCGGATTCATGATCTGAGGGTCAATCTTTGCCACCGCTCGAATGCGTAGTTCGTCAGCAGGCAGGCTCACAACATCGGTCTTCACCCCGGCATACTTGATGTTACGAACGTAGGCACGTAGGGCGTTCAGCTCGTCATTGGACAACTCCTTCATGTACAAGCCATCAGGCTTAGCGGCCTTAATCAATAGTCGGCTATTACCCACTTCCGTAACCGATACCTGACGAACGATCCGCTTGGCATCATCGATGACGGCATACCCCGGACGGCCATTAACGAACGTCAGGCGGTCGCCATACTGAAAGTTTCGCACCTGGTCAGCATACCAGCCAACGGTTCCGATCTGTTTGGCATCATAAGCGGTTTGCAGGTCTGTCGTCATGACATCGAACTGGTGTTCGAGCGTCTGGACAAACAGCGCCCAGATATTGCGAAGCGTCCCAAAGACCGACACCTTCGACTTACTGGTTAATTTAGCCGCTTCGGGAATGGTCGACTGAACCGCGTCCATCTCCGTTTTAATTTCTTCTAGTGTTCTCATTACGGTTGGGTACTCGTTTAGTTATTGCACTACATATTCACTCAAATACCAGTAGCCGACCCCTTCCGGTCGGTCTCCCTCATCAATGGTTTGAAAAGGCGCAAAGTCTTTTAGGTAGGTCGCTACCCTGGTGTTCTTTGGTACGTCCCGAATGGTCAGGAGCATACCCGGATACAGCCGATCCGTGATACCCTGTATCTGACTGCGGTTGTCATCCAGCAGCCAGTACACCGCTTCCACGTCACCATACACTTCGACGGCTATATCCCACAGGCTTTGCCCGTCACGTACTGAGTAAGTTTTCATCGTAATAGCCATCTATAAACACCTCCCCCCGATTAACCGTAAGCGACTGCACAACCAGGCCGTCGCGGGTCAGCTCCTTACGAACGATCCCGTTCAGGACCGCCCCGTCACGTTCGTCCAACAGGTAGTCACGAATACCTACCCCAACGGTCGGCTCCCAGTGGTGCCAGGCTTTGTGTGCGATCACGATGTCGTACTGGTGTAGCTCCGTCGCGTTGCCCAGTACCAGATCGCCGAACTTCTCCAGCAAGTCGCCTTCGGGCGTCGATATGATGTCGATAGGTGTCGTCATTGGAGTAAGTTGTTTAGCGTTGCCTTCAGGTTGGTGAAGGCCGTCACGTCGGCCGGGAACGGAGCCGAGGGCGACCCAGGAGCCGCGCAAATCACCTTGAAGCCGATTAGGGTCGTCAGCAGTTGATCCAGGACCTGCTTCAGCGACGTAGACCCGTTCTTGATGCTGATCTTACCAGCCGACAGTTCAATCACGGCCGCTTCCTGCTTCATGGTCGCTTTGCTGGCTTCGAGCGTCATCGTTACCTTGCCGTCGTTGGCGGCTGTCAGCTTCGACGGCTCCAGGACCAGGCTAACTTTATCGTTGGCGGCTGTCAGCTTCGTATCAAGCTGAAGTGATACCTTTTCCCGTTCGGCCTTCAGCACGTCCTTATCGACCGATACCTTCATCTTGTCGATGATGCATTCGACCTTATCGACCTCCGACACAAAGACGACGAACATATTGTTCATGTCGTTTTCGACGGCTGCCACGAAGACAACCGAATCTTTTCGGGGTACGAGCAACACGCCTTCCTTTGCTTCGTCGTTCGCCCGTAGGTTCACGCCTGGTATGGCCGCGTCACCCTGAAGCCCCGTATTCAGCAGGTTTACCGTACAGGTCAGGCCCTCCACCGACTTGACGGTAGCGGGCCAAACCTGAATGGGCGGGGGGGATTGACTATTTTTTAATCCCGCTACTATTTGTGCGTCTAAATCCATAGAATATTTTGAACTGCTGCTGCGCTTACAGCTGAGAAACGGAAGATTGTTTTGTTAGGATAGCTTAACGCCAAGCGTCACCGTCCGACAACCACCTGATTTATTGAACTCCGTTTTAACGGCATTGACAAAGTACTTGCCTTCTCGTTCGGGGTACTCTTTATCGACTACAGTCGCGTAATAGCCAATCTCACAGACGGGGATAAGCCATCCTTTGAGCGACCCTTTGTATCCGTCATAGGTCAACCGCTTTAAGTGTTCCTTTCCGGCTTTCTCCAGCGACTCTTTACTGGACACGTTCGGCAAGTGGATCGTCCGCAAGTCCCCCCCTTTGTCGCCTACCTCAATCTGAATTGTCTTGCCATTCTTTTGATGGCCAATCACTTTCGCCCGAAATCGAACATCATCCTTTTTGATGTACTTCAGATCGTCCGACTCTTCGACGTTCTTCATGAAGTCATACTTCACTTCGCCCCGCTTTTCGGTATAGGCCAGATGGCAATGCAGTTCGGGCTTACCGGCCGCATTGGTTCGGCAATAGATCGCTATACCGAAGTCGTCCTTAATCTTCTGTAGAGCTTCGTAGCCATTGGCCCGGATCAGGGTAAACTTTTCATAGTCCAAGCCCTTCAGATTAGTCACGAACTGAATCGAGTCCCCGGTAAGCTGCTTATTGACTTCACCGACGATGTAGCGAATCACTTCTACGGCCGTCGTTTTCTTGAAGTGCCGGTCGGGTATTGGCTTTCTCAGCAGGTAGGCCGCGTCTTCACATTCGAGCTTCATCGGCAGGTTCGGCCCGAACGAACGCAGGTAGCCGACGAATTCCGTATGCAGATTAGCCGGATTATCCTTTACGTTGTAGCCCAGTTTAACCGTCACCTTATCGCCCCGCTTGAGCTTATCTTCAACCTGCCAGGGCTTATTATAGAGCGCCCCCGGAAAGGTAATCGTGCATTTATCCGACAACAGATCAACCGACGATTCAATAGTAATCGACTCAATGCCATTAATGCGGTAGTTGCCAACCTTTACCTCGAAATCCATTTTAAACATCGTTTAAACGCCGTTTAGGTTAGCAGTTGAAAATCCTCATCCGACACCCCCCGGATCACGAACGCTTGATTCTCCAGACCAGGCGTTTCGGGAAATTCCCATTCGGTTACGCACATCAATTCGATGTTACAAATACTGGTTAGCTGACTGACAATGACCAGCGACTTACCCGCCGTGAATAGCTTGGTCAGCTTAGTTATATCGCTTTCGGGATAGGTACCTTCTTTATTCTGAAGCATACCCCGGATTTCAATCGTATAGTCGCCCGTGCCAAACTGTTCTTTAACTGAACCGACGCCCCGATTTTTGGCAATCTGACGTTCGGTGATTACGTTCCTACCTTTCACTGAAATCAGCGGCTCCAGCGGGAACAGGTACAAATCATTTTGGGCGCGACTCAGACCCAGATACACCGGACACATCATGGTCAAGCCCCCCGTTACTTCAACGGACACTAGACCACCCGCCCCAGCCAGATCAGCCGATGACGCAGTAAGACTTAATCCACCTGTAGTTGCATCTGCCATCGTTACACTGTCTCGATTGAACTAGCTGAATTAAGGACACTCAAAAGCACCTCCTTTACTTTCCTTTCTATGTCGCCTAACCCTTCGGTTAAGGTTGTACTATGCACGTGAACACCCCCATCGACCAGACTCTTAAGATTGATCGTGATGTTGGTGGACTTGGCTCCGGTCACGCCTGACTGAATACCCGACTTCTTATCCTTATCAGCGGCATTGCCTGCGCTGGCCAGCCCCGGCGTTTTGGCGAAGGGGTTATTGGCGAAGGCCGAATTAGGACCAGCGATGGGCTTAGGCTTTGCGCCCGCCTTCTCCGATTCCCGCCGTTTCTTGTCGTCATCGAACCGCTTCTGGCCGTTGCTGGTCCCTTCCGTCCAGGCGGCTCCTAACTGCCTGGCCAGCTCCGCGAAGTCGAAGGTGAAGGCGGCTTTGGCGATGGCACCGATCCGGCCGAAAATTGACTTGGCTACTTCCCACAACTTCATGAGGGTTTGCCGGAAGCCGTCCACGTTATCCCACAGGTACTTGATAGCGGCAACTACGGCCATGATCCCACCGACGATAAAGCCGACCGGGTTCGCCATCATTGCCGCGTTTAGCATCATGGCCGCTCGAACGGCCCCGTAGATAATGGCGATCAGTTGGACATACGGACTACTGGCCAGCCATAAGACGATGTTACCGACGAACTGAAGCGCAGTGCTGATTGTCCAGACCACCGACGCCAGTACGTCAAAGATGACCGACAGGCCGCTGGTGGCTCCCCCCAACCCACCGAAGCCGGTCCACAGGTTGACCACCCACGTAAGCAGGTCGCCGATCAGGGTGCGTACTGGCTCCGTAGCCGTCCACAGTTGCCCCATGCCGGTTACGACCACCTGAAACACCGGCTGAAGTTTGGCTAAGAACGGATCAATCTGATCGATCAACGCCGTACCGAAATCGAACAACTTCCCTAATGAATCATTGAAGCCAGCCGCCCAAGTTGAGAACTTCAGCTTCAGCGTACCCAGGAAGGTTGAGAACTTACCAAAGGCCGTTTGGCTTTGCTTATCCATTGCACCACCGTATGCCCCTCCTGGAGACGATAAATCACCAATGGCTTTTTGGACATCCTCGAACTTAATCTTACGTTGCTCTGCCAGCTTAAACAGTTCCTCGCCGTTAACGCCCAGGTTCGCTTTCAGTTGGTCCATGAGCCTGGTACCGCCGAACTCCTGGTGTAACTCACCGCCGTCGATAAAGCCCTTTGCTTTGATCTTGGCGTAAGCGGCCGTCAGTTCATTGAAGTCCTTTTGGGCACCGGCTGCCATGTTGCCGATCCCCGTCATTTCAGGGATCAACTGTTGCCCGGTAAAGCCAACCGACAGGAGACTTTGGCCGCCCTTGTACACCTGGTCATTCTCGAACGGCGTCTTGTTGGCAAATACATCCAACTGACTCATCACCGGCTTCGTGTCCTTACCCAAGAATTGCTCATAGGCAACCTGGGTCTGTTCGCGCTGCATTCCAGAACTAAAGAACGCACCCGCCCCGGCTAGCAACCCAGCACCAGCAATGTAGCCCAGGGCCGACGACCGTAGCGACGAGAACATACCTTCTTTCTGCTCACCGCCCCCATTGCCCTCCAGTTGATTGATCTGACGCTGGAGCCGTTCGACTTCGCGTTGGGCGTTCCGGATCGCGGTCGTACCAATCGCCAGCTCCCGGCGTTCGGTCGCCCGTTCGAGTTGCTGACGGAGCGTTGCCAACTGCACACCGGCAGGCATCAGCGCCCCAACAAAACGGTTGACGTTATTCCGCAACGAACCAAAGAAGCCAGACGGCGCGGGTCGGTTCGCCCGTTCCTGCACTCTGGCCAGTTGCCGTTCCATCCGGGCGATGTCACGATCAGCCCGTCCGATCTGGCTGGCATCGACCATGAGTGCCCGGCGCTGACGAAGGTCATCTAACCGGGCATTCAGCTCATCAGCATCCTGACGTACCGGCCCAAACGATCCCGACAGCCGACCCATACCCGACACGACCGAATCGACAAAGCCCCGCGCTGGACGGTTCGCCCGCTCCTGGAGCCTGGTCAACTGGCTTTCCGTCCGGGCAATGTCGCGGTCGATCCGGGAAGCGGCTTCCCAGTCCACAGCCAGCGCCCGGCGTCTGACCAGATCATCTAACCGAGCCTGAAGACCTTCCGCCGACTGACGAGCGGGCACGAACGCCGACGCCCAGCCCCTCACAACGTCGGTAAAGTTCCGCGATGGTTGGGGACTGGGAATCGGAGCGACCGGCTGTCGTTCGGGCATCGGAGCGGACCAGCTTGGACGCCCCGTAGCAAGGGGCGCAACTGGACTGGCCGCGCCCTGGTCAAACGATAATTGCCGGGTAGACCATCCGGCCGTTGGTGCATGAGGAACCACCGTTGTCGGACGAAAGGCCCTGGCCAACGGCGGTTCTGTGATGTTGATAGAAGCCGGTCGATTCAGTTGATCGATCCGACGTTCCAGCCGTCCGATCTCTGCTTCGGCCTGCTCTACCTCGTCGGTATTGACCGATAGATTACGCTGACGGCGCAACTGATCCAGCCGCCCGTTCAGGTTGTCCACCTGACGAGCGACCGGCTGTAACGACCCAGCCATCGCCGACGCCCCTCTGGTCAATGTAGAGACCGTGGATTGATACAGGTTCGCCATCTTCATCAGGGGCGAACTCATCAGGTCGTTTACATATAAATCCCAGCCGTAACGCATCAGTCTTTTGAGAAGGGTCGGGTTAGCTTAAGCACCCATTGTAGTTCACGCCAGCGAAGGGCGAAGTCTTCATCGGACAAAGCGTCCGGGTCAATGTGAAAGAAGTAGCGAAGTAAGGCGTTGATTTCGGGGAGATCCATCAACTCGACAGTACCTGTCAGTTCTGGGGTCTCCTCTATAACTTTTTTAGCTCACCCCGCTTAACCTCCAGTAGTTCATTGAGCGCCTGAGCCGCGCCCAACATAAAACCATCCACATGTAGGATTCGGGTGTCGCCACCCAAAAAGCAGGCTTTAACTAATTGTTCCTGCATCTTGAAGGGTTGGTTGTGAAACGTACTGATGTAGTTCATCTCAACACGGTTAGGCTTACGGAAGTAGCCAACAATGGTCTGATTGTCTTCGCCCTCAAAATCTATAGCGAAGATTTCGCCGTGTTTCTCTTTCCAATCATTGATTTGCTTATCGGTTACAGTTGTCATTCCAGTAACGCCAGCGGGAAGTTGATCGGCGGCAACGGCGATTTGCTTATCAGTTACAGTTGTCATGCGTGAAATGTGCGTTTAAATACTGTTTAAATGGGTTTTACTTACACTTCAAAATGAGGGCGATCCACGAACTTTTCGTCATCGCTCCGACCGTCGCGGTCCCAGTCAGCGCCCCAGGTCACGTTCGGAAAGCGTTCCCGGATGATGCGGGCGGCCCGGTCGAAATACTTCTCGTCCCAGTTCAGCGTACCGTCCGGATTGCGGAAGGCGATGTCGAACGCCTGACTAGGCATCTTCTCGTGCTTACTGGTACCAGGTTGCTTGAAGGTGACCTTCCGGCGGTTCTCCGCTTCCGAGATCACCGACAGCCCCGCCCCTTGACGGAGCCGATTCACGATGGACAGCTTTTGGCGTCCCTGGGCGTAGTAAGCCCGCTGCACTTCAGCCGGACGGTGTACTTCCGTCAGCATCACAACCGGGTCGCTTGGGTAGCGGCTGTTGTACTCCTGCTTCAGAAATAACCAGGCGCGTTGCAGGGTCACGACGGCATCGGCAATGTTTCGGCTACTGGGCATCGGTCGGTGATTTAGGGGTTTGTCCAAACGTCAGCTCGACCAGGAAGCGAACCAATGCAACCAGGACGATGTACAGGATAGCCAGTTCAGGCTTTTGCTGAAGCACGTCGTGCAACAGATCACGTTTGAGGGCAACAGCGGCCATATACGCGGCCGGAATCGCCATGTCGAGCGCATGTACCAGCACCTTGATCTTTGGCGGCAGGTTCTCGAAAAAGTGTTTAAACATTGGGTTTGTCACCAGGGCGACGGGTAGGGGTTGTCTTTGACTTCGACTGGAACATCTTAAAGAATGTCGCTACCTGCTCCGACAGCCGGCCGATCTGTTCTTGCTGCGCTTTAACTACCCGCGTCAGCTCAGAAATATCGGCCTGGTTCTGGGTAAGCTGAATCCGGTAACGCTCCACATAGCGAGTGGCGGCAACCAGAAACGTTATCAGCGTACCCAGTGACACCAGGACGGCGATCAGTTGACTAAGCGTCAAACTGACCACCGTTTCGGAGCTAATTTGCGCGATCATCCCTATACGCCTTGCTTCAACTTCAGGAAGAGGATCGGAAGCGTAACTTCCATGAACTTATCGTTCTGGTTCATCTCCTTCGGCGATTGCTTAAACTCGACACCGACCAGGTTATCAGTCGTTAGACCGGCCCCGTTCGAGTAGGCAACCGTAATGGTCAGGTTGCGGTAGTCGATTATATCCTTGTTGGGAGCCTTGTCGATCAGCAGTTCCAGTTCACCCTGGAGTATCTTGATCTCGCCTTCGTATTTCTTATTGCCGCGTTGAATAGCCAGGGGTTGATTACCCTTGCCATAGACGGGTTCCTTCTCTTGCTCGGACATATACTTTACGCCCCGCAAGCCAACCAACACGCGGTCGCCGATCTGGACCGACACGTCGCTGTACTGGTATTGCTCTGAATTGAATGATGCTGGCATGATGTTAGTACGGTAGGTATGAGCCTACCGACTCTGAAAGCCGGTAGGTCGAATGGATGCTTAAACGGCTGCCTGTGGGTTGAAGAGTCCCAGCGTAATTTTGATCTGCTCATTCGAGCCGGTTGGCGTGATCCGAAGGTCAACGTTCAGGGTGTTGGTCCCTAAGATGTCCTGATCCGGATCAACGAACGCCTGTACTCCGCTGATCTCACCGTTGGCGGTCATCGACAGATCAATCGCCCGTTCGATTCGCGCCTGGTACTGTTTGATCGTAGTCGGCACGATCTTACCTGTGTCCTCATCGACCAGCACTTCGTCCAGCAATTCGTTCAGGAACGTATCGTAGGCAATCCGATGCGCCTTGTCGATCACCCGGCCCCGGTTCAGTCGGTTGTAGTCATCTGTGTCGGCGGTCGCCATCGGGTCGGCATTGAAGTAGAACCCACCCCGGCCCAGATGCTTACGCAGGAAGATATAGCCCTTATCGTGGATTGCGCCCAGGTAGCCATCGTTCAACGTCTTGACAGCGGCAGGCCCCAGATAGGCTTCGTCTACGCCGATCACCGGCCCGTCCTTCACCCGTCCGATAGAGCGGTTAACGGGAATCGAAGCAAGCCGACCCAGTAACAGACCCATGCAGGAAGTAGCGGCCGTCGAATTACGGGCCAATACCAGACCAACCCGGTTAAAGGTCAATCCCTTCAGGTTGCGAAGCGTAGCAGCCGTACCATCGAAATACTTCGCTTCCAGCAACACACGAAGGGGTAAGTTCTGATTGGCGTAGCTCTGAGCGAAGGCATGCGCTTCGTCGATGGCGTTGGCCGTGGCCGCGTCGATCCCTTCGACCAGCGTCGGTTCGGCCGGTTCAGCCGCCAGGAAGCGCGTAACCCCGATCAGTCGAATACGGCCCTGTGACGCCTGCATCAGCGAAGCGGCATGACCATCGACAAACAGTTGGGTCGTGGTCGCAACCCCGTCAACGAACATCACAAACAGTTCGGCCCCATTGCCAGCCAGCAAATAGAAGTCTTTGATCTGACGACGAGCTTCAGCCACATACGGCCCGGTTGTCATACCCGCTTCCGTTACCCAGGCTTCAAAGTCGTCGGGTGAGAAGAGTTGGCGCGGTTGCAGGAACGGCGTATTGTTCGTACCGAGACCGTTCAGGATCATCCCGAAGACGGCATCGTCGGACGGAGCCACCTGGCCCAGCCCGCCGTTCTTTAAGGTTACACTTACTTTAGGTAGTGCCATGTGAAGTTACGGTTGTGGTATAGGCTTGCCCGAACCAACGGGCAAGCCTATGAACCGATAGGTGAAAGAGTGAATGGATTAAGCAGCCGCTTCGATGATCGACACGATGCCTTTACCATCGGCCCGGCGCTGGCGACCACCCATCATTACCAGGAAGGAATAGATGTCGCCGAAATAAGTTGGATCGCCAATGTTCTCAAACATATCAATCGTACCCATTGCGCGGGCAACGGCCGAAGGATGCCAGCACATGACAGACGCGTTGTCGGTGGCCGCCGTAGCTGCATCCGGGTCTTTCGGGACGGGCGTAGTAGCCGCCGTATAAGATACGGTGGTTGGACGTTCCATCAGATCGAAACCGTAGAGCCGCGAAACGACACCAGCTTTCATATCCAATTCTAATGAGCTATCCCGCTTTTTCAGGTCCTCATCATCCAACAAGTATTCCATCATGTCACCAGGGATAAGTGCAACCCGCCCTTGCTTCGGCACGTTCTGGTTATTCAGGATGGTACGCGCCCGCTTCAAGTCTTCTTTCCGGAAGCCTTTCCGGTCGCCCGTTGCACCAGGAGCTTTACCGAGTGTAGCGGTGCCCGTAGTACGGATGTATTGAGCCGCTACAGATGGTGCCCAAACTCGAAGCATCCATTCGGCTACCGCTTCACGGAGATAGTTCATGTTCTCTTCCATGACCGACGCCCGCTTATCGTAGGATAGCTGAATCGTGTCGAGGTTGGGGATCAGCGTCGGGTTTGACGTGTACTCATCAAGTACATACGTCACCTCTGTATCCGACCGCTTATTGACCGTTGCGGGTAGCGTTGTGCGGTTCTTTACTACGCCTGAAGCAGTTCCAGCCTGCGGAATGTGAACGACCTTCCCGGCCAGCACATATTGATCTTCGTTGGTAGCATAGTTCAGGAACTCGTTCTCTTTGTAGAGACCCTTCACGATGTCCTGTTGCCAGATTTCCTTTTCAAGTGCCATTGTTACGATGGATAAATAGTTGGATAAAGATTGGACCGACGTTGAAGCCCCTGTGCAGGAGCCGCCCGGTTGCGGGCGGCTCCCTTCTGTCTGGCTCTTATTCGCGGGTCGGTTATTTTAGGCAGTCGGTTTGCGGCCAAACTTGGCTTCAAACAGACGGGCGTATTCTTCGGGTTGCTTCGCCTTAAGCTGAATCAGCGTTCCGGCTTTGTCGTGTGCATCCCAGTCTTCCTTCGCTTTAGCGTCGGGCAGGGCAACCGTCGTGGCCGTAGCAGCCGCGCCCTGGTTGGCCAGTTGTACCAGGTCCTGGGGTTTAGTCAGACTAGCCAGCGTCTTCGCCGTCAGGTCGAAGTTCAGATCGAACAAGGCCAGATAGTCTTCTTTCTGAGCCGCCGTGATCCGCTTGTCCGCAACAGCCGCATCGACCAGCTTTACAGCATCGTCTTTCTTGGCTTTGGTGACAGCAGCCTGCAACTGCTCAAACTTCTCTTTGTAGCCGCTTTCGGCCTTCAGGTTAATGATAGCTCCCTGAACGTCCTGTTCAGTAGCCGTAGCTGCTAGGCCCAGGGCCGTAGCGATGGCTGCAAGATTCATAGTCTGTACAGTTTGGGGGGTATTGGTTTCGATTGGTTTGTACTCTTCCAGGACGGCCGATAGTTTGATGTCGTCGCCTAACAATTCGCCGTTCCGATACAGCTTCAAAGCATTCCGGTTGCCGCCGATGTCTACAATACTGATCTCAGTCAGCACCGATACCGGGCAGTCGTAACAGTTCAGGTCGTCGTTACGGACCACCTTCGACCAGTCGGGTTCAATGCCGATGGAACAGGCCCGGATATGACCGCGCTCCACTTTACCGGCTACCGATTGAACCACCTCGTCCGGATCGTCCAGATCGAAGACGGCATCAGCGTAGAACTTACCGTCTTTCTTGGTCAGGTTTTCCCACGAACCAAAAACCTTTCCTCGCTGGTGCATATACAGCATCACAGGATTGCTCTCGAAAGCGGTGGTGTCGATCCCATCAGTCAGGATACGAAGGCCATAACAGTTGATGCTTTCATCACTGGCCAGGAAGGTCTTTGACTTCGCGGTTTTGCTCATGTGTGTACGGTGGGTACTGATCGTGTACGGCCGGGTCCCGGCGGGGAACCGCGTCGTGCTTTAGGACCGAAAGTTGAGAAGCCCGGCCGATGGTCGCAAAACCGTCTCTAACTGGTTACGCGACATCCGATACTGGTCACGCTTTTTCCGATAACCAGTTAGGATCACTTTTCCCAATTCCCCCGCTACCGACCAACTTTGGTCAGGCAGTCAACGCCCACCACCGTACTTATATGAGCAATCGCGACAAGAAGGAGATCGGGAAGGAACTCTTCATGATAAAGATTCCGGCCAACGAGATCGCCCGGATTCTGGACGTATCGGCAACGACCGTTTCAAACTGGACGACAGCGGAAGGCTGGCACGAAGAGCGGGCTGGCGCTATTTCCCGCAAGCGCAACCGTATGGACTTAATGGGCGATCTGATCGACTATCAGCTCGAAGCCATGCACCAACGGGTTAAAGCCAATCGACAGGCTATTACCGACGATCCCGAAGCTGCTCTGGTCCTCATCGACAAAGGCGAAGTAGACGCCCTGGCCAAGATGTTCGCCACCATCAAAGGAAAGGAACTGAGCTGGGCCAATATCGTCGGCATCGTGCGGGAATTAGTTGAGTTCATCAATGCCAAGTCGCCTGATTTGGCAAAGGCTATTGTCCCTTATTCGGACGACTATCTGGTCACTAAACGCGAAGTCATGCAACAATGAGCCAGTTAGACAAAGCCCGCAACCAGAAGAAAGAAGATGCTCAGCTTGCCGGTACCGGCATGAGCCGACTGAACTTTAAAGAGCGTCAGGAACTTCAAGACTACTACGATCTCCGAAAGAAGATCGTCAGTGACTCCGCGACCGCTGACCTCAACGAGTCAACCGAACAGCGGCTTGCCCGGATCGAACGGCTGAAAGGAAACTTCAGCGAGTTCTGTCAGTATTACTTTCCCAAATATTGCAAGTCGCCCTTCGGCTGGTTCCACAAACAAGCGGCCAAAAAAATAACGGCTGATTGCCGTATCATGGCGGTTCTGGAATGGCCACGCGCTCACGCAAAATCAGTTTTTGCGAACGTGATGCTTCCCTTATATCTGAAGGCAAAGGGTGAGCTGAACGGCATGATCGTCGTATCTAACAACTACGCAAAAGCCGTTGGACTACTGATCGACATTCAACTGGAACTGGAGGGCAATGCCCGTTACATTGCCGATTACGGGGAACAGTACTCGCATGGTGACTGGGCGGAAGGCCAATTCGCTACCCAGGACGGTATTGGCTTCTGGGCATTCGGTCGGGGGCAAAGCCCTCGTGGAACTCGTAGAGGAGAAAAGCGGCCCGATTACATCGTCGTTGACGATATTGACGACAAGGAGATCGTCAAGAATCAGGACCGGGTTACTGAAGCGGTTGACTGGGTGCGAGAAGATTTATATGGTTGTTTCGATGGGAAACGGAGTCGTATGGTCATTGTCGGCAACCGGATACACCGGGCTTCCATATTGGCGCATCTAGTGGGTGATGTCGAAGACACCGATGTTGTCAACCCCAGCATCTATCATCTCAAAGTATTCGCGCTGGAGAACCCGAAGACCCATAAGGAAGATCAGAGCGAAAAGGGTGTTCCGGCCTGGAAGGAAAATTTCGCCCGTACTGATCTGGAAGAACTATTCGGTAAGATCGGCTATCTCTCCAGCCAACGCGAATACTTCCATAAGCACATTCAGGTCGGCCGGATTTTCAAGAACGAACATATCCTGTGGACCAAACCCGCCAAGCTCTACGTCTACGATCACATCGTCACCTATAACGACCCGTCATTCAAAGACACCAAGAAGAATGACTATAAAGCCATCGTCGCGGTCGGTAAGATCGGCAGGTATTACGATGTGCTGAATATGTCGGTTCGGCAGGCAACGACCGGCGCAATGGTGAAGGCGCATTATGATCTGCACGAATGGCTTGAAGAGAACGGGGCGAGACTCGTAACCCACTACATGGAAGCCAACTTCATTCAGGATTTGATTCTGGTAGACTACGTTACCGAGTCCACTCCACGCGGGTATATGCTACCGATCAGGGGCGACGACCGCAAGAAGCCCGACAAGTACGGCCGGATCGAAAACCTGACACCGCTTTTTGAACGGGGCGTGATTCGCTTCAATGAAGAGATCAAGAAGTCGGTTGACTTCCGAAACTTTAAAGACCAGCTCATCGGCTTCCCGGCCGCGCACGACGACGGTCCCGATGCCCTCGAAGGGGGTATCTGGCAGATCAACCGCAAGGCAAAGATTGACGTACCCATGACGCCCGGCCCCATGCGCCGTGATAACCGCTACTGATATGTTTTTAAACAAGCCCGATTTAACGGCCAACGCCTACCCTGAAATCATCGCGGCTATTTCCCGCTACTCCGATGAAGGCGTGATGGTGCATTGTCAAACGGCTGAATCCGAACTGGAGACCTATTTAGGTCAACTCTATGACATCCGGCCCGAACTGGAGAAGACCGGCACCGCCCGCCATAAGCTGCTACTTCAGCTTAGCGTCAACATCGCTATCTACTATTTATATGGCAATCAGGAGACGATTCCCACGAAGGTAGACAAGGCGTATGAACGCTCGCTGAAGACGCTCGAAATGCTGGCTAATGGAAAGATCAAGCTGGCAGGCGTTGCCCCGGCTCCTATACCAGAAGAGCCGGTTGTTGGCGGGCAAGTGACCTTTAGCAGCAACCCCCGCCGTCCACCGCTCGACCTGTAGGGCGACACCCGTTTAAATACTGTTTAAATTCTTCGAGATTCTACGCTCTCTAAAAAAACGTAGCAGTACCCACCTAACTATTTGAGTGCCTTAAAACGCACGTTTTGACATGGCGAAGTCAACCACTAAACCGAAAGCAAAAAATCCTGCGCTAACCGTCATTGACCAATCGCTACAGGTCCGGTCGCTCGACAGGTCGAAGAAGTCGCTACAGTCCTGGAAGACCGCCCTCCAGTCAGCAGAGTCCATTGTCAATCCAGTCCGCAAGCTGCTATATGATCTATATGCCGACATCGTTCTGGACGACCAGCTTTCGAGCGTGCTGGATCAGCGCCGTCTTACGCTTACCAATTCAACCCTCACCTTTCAAAAGGATGGCGAACCCATTGACGACATTCAGGCGATCATCGACCAGGAGTGCTTCGAGGACTTACTTGTCAATATCCTGGACAGTAAGTTCTACGGCTATTCCTTGTCACAATGCGATTTCGCTAACGGTAAGATTGAACTGGTACCGCGCCCTCACGTCCGACCTGAATTCGGGATCGTAGTCGCCAACCCGTCCGACTCGACCGGCATCGACTACACCGTCGCCCCTTACGATAAGCTATGCCTGGGCGTCGGCAAAAAGAACGATCTGGGTTTACTCCTGAAGGCGGCTCCGTTGGTCCTGCTAAAACGGGGCGACGTGTCGGACTGGGCAACGTTCAACGAAGTATTCGGTCAGCCGCTCCGTGTCGGCAAGTATGACCCCAACATCCCCGGCAACCGGGAGCAAGTGGCAAAGGGATTGGAGTCAATGGGATCAATGGCCTATGGCGTCCTTCCGATTGGATCAGAGATCACGTTCCAGTCTACGTATCAAACCTCGTCAGCCGACACCTACGAACGGTTCGCCAAACGGATGGACGAAGCCATCTCCAAGCTTATTATCGGTCAGACTATGACGACTGACAAAGGGTCAAGTCGAAGCCAGGCGGAAGTCCATGAGCGCGTTGCCGACAAGATCGCCATCGCCGATCAACGGTTTGTTCTTCGCTACCTGAACCACCACGTGCGGAACATGCTGGTCGCCCAGGGCTTTGCATCTGCGGCCAACGGTGAGTTCAAGTTCGTGGAAGAAGAAGCCAAACTAACCAAGAAGGAACGGTTAGAAATGGACCTGCGGATTCACAAGGAAGTGGCACCGCTCCAGATCGACTACTTCGCCGAAGAGTACAACGTACCGATTGACGAAGCGGCCCTTCAGGAGCGCAAGGAACAGCAGGAACAGGAGCCGCAACCACCAGCCGCCAAGAAGAAAGCGCCGACTGGAAAAGGTAAGAAAGTGGAACAGGCGTTGGACGAAATGTCGTTTAAACGCTTTTTAAACCTGTTTCGCGATTTTTTCGCCGAAGCCCCGACCCGGTAACTGATCCTGTGATCGGGGCAACCATTCGCCATTTGTACTACTGCGATCATGTCGATCACGTCCACTTGGCTGCGGGCGACGACGAGTTGCAGGACCTGCCTGATTTCATCGACGTAAAGAAGATGTCGGAAGCGGCACTAAAGAACGTGTATGATGGCTTTAGCGGTCTGGTCGAACCCAACCTCTTCAAGCTGACTAACGAAGCGATTGGACACGGCATAACGGTCGGCGTACTCCAGTACGGCAAACCGAACCCGGCGTTTTTGGGACACATGCACAAGACGGGCACCTGGTTCAGCGCCCGCAAATCCTATGTGCAGCAGCAGGAGTTAGCCAAGCTGTTGATGTCGGAAGACGGCACGACGAAACGGCCGTGGCGTGAATTCAAAAAGGCCGCGCAAGGTATAGTCGGAGCCTACAACGAACGATGGCTGAAGACGGAATACAACACGGCGATCCGGGCCGCCCGGATGGGGAGCCGCTGGCAGGAGTTTGCTGCCAACAGCGACCTGTATCCGAATCTGGAGTATTTGCCCAGCCGGGCCGCAACGCCCCGCGAAGAGCATAAGCCGTTCTACCACGTCATTCGGGCGTTCGATGATCCGTTCTGGGCCACGCATTACCCACCCTCAGACTACAACTGTGTGTGTGGAGCTGAACCCACCGACGAAGACGAAACGCCCCTTCCGGAAGTCCAACCCAAGCCAGCGCCTGGTCTGGATCATAACCCCGGACAGACTGAACAGGTCTTCAGTGATTCGCACCCGTACACGGTGCAACTTCAGGAAGAGAAGGCTGACATCGACGCCATCGACCAGGACGGCGAACGGCTCCAGCGCGAAGCCGACTATCAGACGCTTCGGCTAAGTCCATCGTTCATGGATGCGCTCAATAAGACGGATTCGTTGCAAAGCCAGTTCCCGACCGCCGATCATGAAGAGCTGGCGGCCACCTTCGATTATTCGCGAAGTGCATACTACGATTTGAACCGATGGCTAAGGGGGAACTTTCGGGGTGCAAGGCCCGATCAGGAGCAATACTTCGGTGCGTTTACGCGGGTCTTATCTTCCCTGCTTAACAAGCTACCGAAGTACACGAAACGGGTCTATCGGGGTGATGATCTACCGCAATCGGTCATCGACGGGTATCGTGACGCCCTCAGCCGAAAGGTACCCATTCAGCACAAGGGCTTCACGTCAACGTCGGCAAGTGCCAATAAAGCATTTGAGGGTCCCCAACGATTTGTCATCAAGTCGAAGACCGGCCGCAAGATTAAGGAATTGAGTGACTTCAAATCCGAGGAAGAAGTACTGTTCGATGCAGGAACGTGGTTCCTGGTGGAAAAAATGGAGACAAAAGACGGGCTGCTATGGATTTACCTGAAGGAAACCAAATCAAGATAATTCGCTGGCACGACGACGACGTATCTGGCGGGCTTCTTTGTCCTCCTGGTCGCGCTCTTCTGTGGTCAACGCATCCCGGCGTTCTTGTTCACGTTCTTTTTCCCATTCCCACCACGCATCGAACCGTCCCTCTTTGGGACCGCCGTCAGGGGCAGCATGGGGGTTCGTTTTAGTGGCCATGAGATTTGTAATTGGTGCATCAAGTATAACAAAGTTTTAGACGAATTCGATCATGTCGCCCCAAGATTTTGAGTCATCGGCAAACGAGATCAGACGGTTCATTCAGCAGAAAGTGCCTAAGATCATCGGTATCGAAGCGACAAAGCACTTTAAGCGGTCATTCCGCGACGAAGGCTTTACCGACGACAAGCTCGAAGAATGGGACGACATCGGCGAACCGCGCAAGGTGCAGAAGCGACGGGCCAACGGCGACCTACCGCCGATCCTGACCGACTCCGGCGACCTGGGCGACTCGCTGACCTACTCGGAAGAAGGCGATAAGGTAGTGGTATCAACCGATGTCCCCTACGCCCAGCGGCACAACGAAGGGTTAAAGGGAATGCCGAAGCGTCAGTTCATGGGGCCGTCGAAGCAACTGGAGAAGAAGATTATCGGCAAGATCGAAAAGGAGCTGGCCAAGATTTTCAAACGATAACCGCCGTTTGGTAGGAGGTACCATAGAGAGCATTACGGTAGGCGTATGGCAGTCCAAAGTACGGATTCCTGTTTCACCGACCCGCTAGTGCTAAGGTCTCCACAGGCGTCAATTCGGGCGCACCCCGCCCTACTAATGTCTTAACTACTATTTCAGGATGAAACGCAAATCTGACAATATTCTTAGCCGCAAGCTGGTCCCGGTCGTGAGTCGTGCCACAACTAACGCACGTCCAAACCCGATCTTTCAGGGTAAGGGCGTCGTTCTTATGGCCACAACTACATTGCTTACTGCTTGGCGCAAAGCGGTCGATAACCAGTACGTTCACACCGTACCAGCCCGCTTTGTATTCCAGCATCCGGCGGAACGTGCCGAACCCCGCATCTTTAATGTGCCGGGCCAGCTTGTGGTTTTTGCCCATACCAGCAACGTTTAAATCTTCAATGCACACCGTTTGGTTCTCACGGACAAGTCGGGTAGTGACTTTGTGCAGAAAATCGGTTCGCTGGTTGGTAACGCGCTCATGGATTCGCGCCAGTTTCTTACGGGACTTTTCCCGGTTCTTGCCGCCCTTCTTTTTCTTGGAATGCTGTCTACTAGCCCGGCGCAGGGCTTTCAGAGATTTCGACAGGTGCCGGGGGTTGGCGATGGTTTCGCCCGTACTGAGCGTTGCAAAGTACTTGATACCCAGATCAACGCCAACGGCCCCGCTTTCAATGGGTTCGGTTTTGGCAGCCGGGTTAATGTCTTCTTCAACCAGACAAGACGCGAAGTACTTGCCGGTCGGGGTTCTACTGATAGTGACGGTTTTAAGTTTTCCTTCAAATCGCTGGGAGATAACGCATTTGACGGGACCAACCTTTGGCACCTGAATAAGACTCGAATCAAAGTTAATGTAACTGCGGCTAGGGGGTGGACAATAAGCCAACGATTGCTTACTAAACTTGGTTTTAAAGGCAGGGTAGCCATTTCCGGCAAAGAAACCAGCGTAAGCATTTTCTAGATTCTGCAAACTGATTTGCAGGGACTGCGAATAAGGGTCACTGAGCCAAGTAAGTTCTTTTTTCAGGATAGGCAACTGCCGTTGCAGGTCATTGTAAGAGACCCGCTCTTTGCTTTCTTCCCACGCCCGTTTCTTGGTTGCCAGTCCCCAGTTATAGATGTAACGCACCGCCCCAAAGTGCCGGTTCAGGGTCTGAGCCTGCACTTTGGTCGGATAAATCCGGTAGCGATAGCGTTTGTACATCATAACCTTACTGTTTACTGGGTTTCTCAAGCTGACCCATCAGCCAAGCAAAGCGGGAAGCGGTCAAATCGGTTAACAGGCTTAATAGCTGAGCGTCGGTATAATCCGACGCCGATAGGGGGCGGTGTTCGGGCGGGGTCTGAGATAGCCCTTTCAATACCTCACGGGCCGAGGGTTCCAGTTCCGAGATGGCCGGACCCAGGTAGGCCGCTATCCAGTTGGCTCCGTTGCGGGGTTGCAGGTGTTCTTTGCCTGTAGTTACTTGCCAGAACACATCATACAGCGCATTCTGCAAGCCTTCGTAGTACTCAACCGGGTCCCCATCCTCAATGGGAATCTCAATTATCAGCGCGTGCTTCTCAAAGCGTACCATATCAATCTACGGTTAGGCGTGCGCCGGTTGATACTGGACAGCTTGCAGGATTTCGGGGTCAAGCCGGGCAATCAGCCCATGCAGGCCAGCGGTCAATTCGTCTACCGAACGGTGCAGGTGATAATTCCGGCTCGCCTGAAACGCGGGGTGGTCAGCGAGCAACCGTACATCTTGGAGTAGATCAAGACAATCGGTCAGGGTGGGCCACTGGTCGGCAAGCGGGGCTGCCATTGGCTCAACAGAAGTTGCAACTTGGCGTTGCAGGGCGTAGTTTTGCAGAGTGTTCATTTGAACGTAAGGCGTTTAATTGGTACACATCGCCCCTGCGTTGTATCCGGCAAGATCAAAACGCGGGGGTTTTTGTTGTCGTTTGACTCTGTAAAAATAACATAACTTTGTACAAATACAAAGTTTAAAGGCAAAAAAATATTTACCTACTTAAAGGTTGGGTCAAATTCTACCCCAAGCGCTTCGGCAATTTTCTGCAAAGTTTCAATTGTAAGGTTCTGTTTTCCTGACTCGTATAAACTAAATGTCGATTCAGCAACGCCCACCTTTTCGCCAAGCTCTTTCAGGGTCAACCCCTTTGCTTTTCGGGCGTCGCGTATCTGTTGGCCTACCCGTTTCTTTATATCCTCCATATCCGGCGCTAATATAACCATTAGACGGCCTAGCCGGGGTTTGTCACCTGCCTTTTTCGTAACCGGCTTATCGCCCCCTTGCCGTAGGTTAATTAGAAGTTAAACAAATCATCCTGATCTGCCTTATATTTATTCAACACCTTATCAACTTTCTCTTTAGTTTCTGCGTCTTCGCACTCTACTTCAAAAAATAAACCTTTCTTTACATTGCCGTAAAAGGTCAATTTAATAGGCACTTGCTTACTATTGAGCATGAATGCCAATCGCTCCATTTGTTTCATATCATCCTCATAGGCTTTATTTATTGTGTCACCTAAGTCGAGGTCTTTCCGGCCATCCTTTGGCCCTCTAACGAAGCGATCATGCACCTGGATTAGCTCTGCCATATTACTATTGTTGTCTTGTTAAGGTGGATTAAAATGACATTTCAATCATATAGCCTATACCAAACCTAAGCTCATTGTAACATCATATCCAAGATCATATAGTCTAGCGTAAACTTCAATGGCACTAGTCGGGTAGAGATCAATTTCATACTTTAGGAATAATTCGCACGAATCATTGTATCTATCAAATGTCATGCTACCTGCTGGAATTGAGCCAAAAATTGAACTCACTATCTCAATAGCTTGCTCTAATGTAGGCAACTTCTTGTCCTTTGACGTAATTGTATAAGAGGCACTAAAAATAGAATGGTCTTCTAATCGAGAACTGGCAGGTATATTATTTCGCTCAACCTTGCTAAGTATCAAATCCAGCTTTTCAAGCATATAATCATTTACTGACCCATGCTTTATATCCAAGTCTTTCTTTATAAGGGTATCCTTAACAACCCTAGTGATGGGGTTGTCAGTCTCCTTGCTTGAACCTTCTGTGATACGCCGAACCGCCTTCCGAAGTGCTGACCTCAATTCTTCACCGCCCTCAAAGTCATTAACAAAGAAGATTGTACGCTCCTGGTTAATATCAAAGGGTAGCGAGGTTCCTTTTTCAACAATGGCAATAACCGGCTTATTGACTCCATGCCGAATAGCAAGCTCATACATGACATTAGGATTAAGCCCGGTCAGATTCGCTACCACTAGGTCATCTTCCAAGATTGCCTTTACGACCTGATTGGTAATCGAGCCACCTTCTTCCATTTCGTGAGCCGCCTTGACTTCATAGCCAAACTCAACCAGAACGGGTCGAAGCACTGACTGTAGCAGGCCGTTTGTTGCCCTTCTTATCTCACTCCCATCCGGCCCGATAGGGGTTATTACAAAACACCGCTTTTTTTCATTGCTAATTTCAAACTGGATAGCGTAACTCTTGCGCTCTTCGCTCATTGATTCTTCATCTGTTTATTGCACTCACAAGAACCTATAAAGGATGCTAAAAAGCAATACCAATTGAGCACCCGTTTAAATACTGTTTAAATTGGTCGAGAATCGACGCAAATCCAAAAGCCGACCCTTTTGTTGGCTACTCCCCAAAGTCTCTCATAGCGCGTTTATTTGATCCTCCCTCTTCCACCCCCTACCAATCGGATACGGTAAAAAGCGTGACCAGTACCGGGTTTCGCGTAACCAGTTAGAAACGATTTGGCGACCTGCCACAAGCCGCCGACCTTTATCTACCAATACCCCCCGTACGTACTTATGCTTACCAAACAGCAACGTAAACAGCTTGAGCGGCTGAACGCAAAACACACGATTCGCGCCTGGGCAACTCGACTTATCTCTGTTGAAGGCGAAACGTGTACCGTACAAGTTCTTGGTTCATCGCTCATTTTAGATGGTGTTCGGCTCTACAGGGCAACGGACGAAGATACCGAACCGGGCACACTCTTAGCTACACCCTTGCCCGGCTCGCTGGTATTAATTGGGACTATTAACAATGGCGAACCATTGGTTCTACAGATCACGCAAACCCAATCTTTTACCTACGAAGGCCAAAGCTTCAACCTGACGTTTGAAGACGAGGTACTTACGATCAAAAGGCCGGAGCAGCAGCCTAACTTCTATTCTGTCCATAACCTGTAACCACTGGGTAACATGGAGCCTTATTCTTTTGATATAAAGATTAATGACCTGGCATCTGGTCCGGTGCTCAACTTCGCTAAGACCTTCAAGGGGGTTGAAGCGGGGTGGATGAAGTCAGCCGCCAAGTTCGCCAATCTGTTTTCCCAGACAGGCGAAAACGTAGACGACCTTAGCGACAAACTCAACCGGCTACAGGCCAGACGCAAGCTGATGGTTGATTCGTCAGCCATTGAAGCCGCCGACCGGGATATTGCCAAGCTCCAGCGGCATATCGACAGCCTACAGAAGCGGCCCGCTAAAGCACCCGGCTTCATGCAGGCTATGTCGGCCAGTGCGCCCGTTGCCCCGCCCGACCGATCCTACCAGCCGACTCGCGTTGTCGAACACGGCATGGGGCGATGGGCTATGCCAAACCTTTCCTTTGAGCAGGCGGCTAAGCCCGTTGCTCCATTAGCCAGTTCGCGTCCAAGCTGGTCCGCTCCGATGCCCGAACGACAAGCACCGGATATGACCCAACCACGGCCCCGTTCAGGAGGCTTTCTGGATATGGCAAAGCAGTGGGGAAGCATGTTTGACAATACGTCGGCTCAGGCAGATCGGCTTCAAACCAAGCTCAATGAACTGACCACTAACCGGGCTTTACTGGTGGATAGTGCCGATCTGGAACGAGCCGACCGGCTGATTGCCCGGACACAGGATCAGTTAACCAATCTACACAACACTGCCAACCGGCCCGCGTCGGGTCTGTTTGATGCCATGCGGTCGGGCGTCAACCGGCTTACGGGGTTGCTTCCAAGCGCAGGCAGTGAAGTAGAACAGCTTGAACATCGGCTGGTGGACCTGACGGCTAGGCGAACGCTTGTGGTAGACTATGAACAGGCCGTTCGTGCCGACCGGGAAATTGCCCGGCTCGAACGCCAACTGGTTCGGGCGCAAAGCCAAGCCAACCGGCCCGCGTCAGGCTTCTTTAACTCCCTGGTTAGTGGAGCAAGACGCATGGTGGGTTCACTGGCTTCACCCCGCCAGTCCGTCGATCAGTTGAACCAGCGCCTGAACGAGCTAACCCGGCGTCGGGATTTGATGGTCAACACGGCTGATATTGCCCGCGCCAACCGGGAAATTCAGGAACTGGAACGGCGCATGGACCGAATGCGCAATACCGGGCGTAGCGGCTCTTCGTCGGGGAGTGGAGGGTTTATGGACTGGCTCAAACCAGCCGCCGGAATGCTGGTAGCGGGGGGCTTGGTAAGCGGGGCTATGCACTTTGCGCAGAAGGGTATGCAGCGTGAACAGGTCGGTGTGGCCTTTGAGCAGTTCGTCGGCAAGCAGGGCATTGCCCCCATGATGAGCCAGCTTAACACCTTCGCCAACGTGACCCCCTATACGAACGATGAGGTATACGGAGCCGGGCGAAACCTGTTGGCCGCTAAAGTTGGGCCGGGTGAACTGAATCAGAAGCTTACCAACGTGGGGAACATGGCCGCTGTTAGCCAGAAAGATTTTCTGGAACTAACATCCTCCTACGCCAAGATCAAAGCGAAAGGGTTTGCTGACAGCGGGGAACTTCATCAGGAGTTCGGTGGAACCCTACTCATGGACCAGCTTAAGAAAAACTTAGGCGTTGACGGGGAAGGACTGTTCAAGATGGCCGAAAAACGGCAAATCCGTTTTGCTGATATAGATAAGGCTATCGCTGACCTATCCGCCAAAGGCGGTGCTTATGAAGGCGGCTTGGAAAAGCTCAGCAAAACGGCGGGTGGTAAGCTGTCTACGATGCTGGGTACATTCGAGGATAAGATAGCGACCTGGGCGGCTTCAGAAAACACCTTTCTGGGTACGGTCTTCGACTTTGGGACCAGCTTTCTTTCGCAGATGCAGCCGCTTGAAGTGGCTTTCACGGGGTTACTACAAGCTTTTAAGCCCATCGGTGATTCGCTGTTTGGTCTGGCCGTATCGCTGGGTCTGGTCTCCGAACAGGGGTCAGGCGTAACAGGTATCGTTAGCGCCCTGACGACAGGTATCAACCTACTGACAACGGCGGTTGAGGTGGTAGCGTCTCCGTTCGGTCAACTGGTCTTACTGTTTGCGGGGGCACTAAAGGGGGCTATGCTGTTTAACGCGGGTCTGATGGCCTTACGCGCTCAGGGCATTGTGTCGCTGGCTACAGGCTTGCAGGCGCTTTGGGCGGTGATGCTGGCCAATCCCATTACGGCTATTCTGGTGGGGTTTGTGGCGTTGGGCACACTTCTCAAAACGGCTTACGATAATGTAGACTGGTTCCGCAATGCGGTGGATAGGGCTTGGTTAACCATGAAGGGTATCTTCAATAACATCGGTGTCGTGCTTCGGGCGATCATCATGCCAACACCGGGCAATCTGAAAGCGGCTTTCGATGTGGTTGGAAAGGCTTGGAATTCGGCGGGCACAATACTCGAAACCAAGCGGCAGGAGGATAAACGGGCGCAGGCTGAAAATGAACGCGATGACCGAAAAAAGCCCTATAAGCCTGTTGCGGGCGCAAACTCGGTATTTGCCAACAAGCCATTCGGTAATACAGTCTCATCGAGCAGTTCGGTCGATAAGGCAAAATCGAGCGGCATTCAGTCGGGTGTTACGGGCGCTAAGTCAACGAACATAACGATCAATCTAAAGAGTCTTATCGAAGGCGGGGTTCACCTGCATACGTCCACCGTAAATGAGGGGATTGATGACTTTGAGGAACGGGTTAAAGAAACCCTGATCCGAGTATTAGACTCAGCAAACGCAATAGATCGTGCGTGGTGATTATCTATAATTTTTATCAATCATAAATAAGTTACAAACCAATTTTCACACATGAACACAGAAACAAATTTGCCAGTCGAAACTTCAAAGAGCGCAACCGAAAATCAGCTTGCCGAATGGAAGAAAAAGCACGGCGACATTTTCGCTGTCGAATTTGAAGATAACGAAGGCCAGACCTTAAAGGGCTATTTTCGGAAGCCTAATCGTACTGAGATGAATTTCATCAGTACGTTTCACAATCAACCCTTTAAGATGCAACACACCTTTGTTTCCGCTTGCTGGCTGGGAGGTGATAAGGTGATAATGGATGATGACCGTTATATGTTGGGTGCGGCTCAGGCGCTCAATGAATTGATGGAAGTAAAACGGGGTGAGCTAAAAAAGCTTTAGACGAGACACCCGAACTCGCGGGTTCCGCTGAGTCGTGTGATCTCGCAGGCATAAGCGCCTTACTACGTTACTTCTTTCATATTGACCCGGACGCCTTGTCCGACGAAGATTTCTTTCGGCGATGGCGTGAACTGCAATGGGTACTTAAGCAAGTCCGTCCTTTCCAGAAAGATCAACGATGAAATAAGAAGTGGTGGAGGTAGAGGCATCTCCACCACTTCTTAAAATTATTCTGACGCCGAAAGGCTGACCGTCAATGAATCCGACTTCATTAGATAACCGCCTTCGCTGGGTTCGATATGGTACTGGTTGCTCTGTTCCATGTCCGGTAAGCTGAGGTCGATTTTGATAGAGTCACCGATTAACCCCCATTGCATTGGCACCTGCATACCAAGCGCCGTATAAGTCCCCTTGCCTTCGGACTGAAAAGAGTATGAATAGTTGAGGCTGGCTATAGAAGTTAATAACTGCTTTTGCGCTTCGGTTTCTGCCTTAACCTGATCTAGATGGTATTTGACCCTAAAGGTCTTGCCGATCAGGTCAGATTCTTTTACCCGACTCTGAGAACATGAAAGCAAAAGAAAGGTGCCGATAGCATGAAAGTACGACTTCTTCATAAATGATAGTTTGTGCAGAGGTTAAATAAACGAAGGATTACTGATAAGTGCAACCCAATACCGCCTACCGTAATGCTTGAAAATTATGTTGCCATAGCCCAGGCTATTAAAGACCAGGCACCGGGCATTCTATGGTTCGACCTCGACAAAGGGCAGGTTGAGAACCCGGAAAACTTCAACAGCCTGATTGTCCCGGCCGTCCTGATCGGCACGTCCGAAGTGGACTGGAAGAATCTTAGGGGATTGAGTCAGGAAGGCGACGGAAAGATCACCGTCAAGCTGGTCCTACGCTTATCACATCAGACCCACTTAACCGATCCGCTGTTGCTGGCCAACCTGAAGGACATCGAACTGGCCAACGAAATCAACCTCGCCGTCAGTCAAGTCCCCGGCGTGGTGGGTCGTCGCCACTCCAATGATTACCCCGCTGGCATGTTCTACGTAGTCGAACAGATTTACGACTGTTCGTTTAAGTTCGGGCCCAACCTGAAGGCCGTCCCCGTTACCGCCAAAATCAATCCGTTTTTACATAACCCATCCGTAGCATGAAAACCGAACGCATCGGCTATACCATAGCCAACATCCTGTTACTGGCCCTTGCCCTCCTGTTGGTGCTGGCCATGAACTCTTGCATGACCTACAAGCGGGCTGTCCGCAAGTACGCACACATGGCCAAAGACAGCGTTGAAGTCACGACCACCGTCCCTATTGTGATCCACGACACCCTGACGATTCCGGGCGATACAGTTACGCTCAGTGTACAAACCGATACGACGTATCTGTACAAAGTGGTAGAAGGCAAACGGGCGAAGCTGACATTCGAACGCAGCAAAGGATTGACCAGGCTAACCGCTGAAGCCAAACCCGACACGGTGATCCGGGTCATCAGCCGGACAAAAACCATCAGACAGAAGTGCCCGCCCGTTGCTCAGTTCGGTGTCGCGGCCTGGTACCGAGTCGGTTTCTTCGTAGCCCTGGCCTTGCTGGTCTTAACCCTGTTGTTCGTTCTGTTCACCTACATCTTTAGAATCAGCATTGCCCGCCGATGAAACGACTCAGCATCAACATTGACGAAGCCAACGAGCTAACGATCTTCTGTAAACGGCTCCGAACGTTCGATCTCCAGATCGACGTAGACCGGCCGCTGGCTGGTACCTACGTCCTGACGGCAACACCGGAAGCGGGCGGTACCGGCTTTACGATTCCGGTGGACAAAGTTGGTCAGCAGCTACGGATCAGTCGGAGCCATACCGATATGAACATGCCGACCGGCGTCTACGACTACAACCTGACGCAAGAAGCCGACGGTCGTAGTGAAAACATCTTCTTTGGCAAACTCATCGTTCAACCGTCGATCAATGGCTAAGCTCACCATCAAAACCGGCCCGGCGCAACAGGTCAGCATTCCCGCCCGATCTGAACGCCCCGTCACCGTCACCCGGCCGGGTCACGACGGCCCCGACTTCACGCTTCCGATCACCAACACGGCCGACCTGGTGATCCGAAAGAGTGAACACAAGATTGCGCATGTATCGGGCGTCACCGTCACCAACGAGAACGGGGCGATCATCCTGACCGACATCCGGATCGACCCCGAAACCGACGACGTGTATTTCCACAGCAGCAAACCGCTGACCGGCTTTATCATAATCTTTTAATTTAACCACTGTAGCACAATGATTTTAGGATCGGATTTGAATTTCGATGGCAACCAGGCCCTTAATCTGGTACTCGAAAAGGCAGTAACGGCCGCGCTGGATGCTGGCCTGACCGTCATCGGTGAAATGGGGTACGATACCACCCTGCAACGCGCCAAAATCTTCGATGGTACCACCATCCGGAAATTACTCCAGGATAACGACATCAGCACCGACAGCACCCTGGGCGGGGCATCAGCATCCGACGTAATTCTGGCATCCCAGAAGGCCGTTAAGCAGTACGTCGATTCAGTCGTCAGTTCAGGCCAGAACCCGATCTCTGACTTTGATGCCGCCAACGCTACGAACCTGCCATCGGGCGCAACGCTGAAGGATCGCTACCGGGCATCCTCAGCCGGTACCGTTCAGGGGTTGGTACTCCAGGTCGGCGATATGCTGTTACCCAAAGTGTCGGGTGCATCATCCACCGACGCTACCCAGTGGGTCGTCATTCAGGGCAACGCCGATGCTGCCAGTACGTCGGTTCTCGGTTTGGTCATTCTGGCAACGTTGGCCCAGATTCAGGGCAACGCGGGGGGCGACGCCAACAAGGTCATTACGGTCGCTCAGCTCAACGCCTGGGAAGCCGCTTTGGGGCGCGTGAAGTCCTACACGACGACGCTCAATATTGCGGCTGGAGCCAACGGCATCAGCCACAACCTGAATTCGTCGGCCCTGGTTGTCTCGACCTACGAAGCGAATGGTCCGGTTCTCTATAAGTGGACCATTACCAATGCCAATACCATCAGCATCAACGCGGCCAAAGCCCGTAACAACGTTACGGTCGTGGTCGTAGCGAAGTAATCAGTACCGGCCGCGACTAGCCCAGTCGCGGCCATAACCCACCGTCCCATGTCGTTTCTTGATCTTGACGAATTACTCGTCTCACAGCCGCATTATCTGGTTACGACTGACACCGATCAGAAGGCTAAACAGGTAGCCGTCGAATCGGTCGTTGGTCAGCGTGTCATTACGCCCCTCATGCTACCGGGCGATATGACCGCTTTGCTGGATGCTGTATTTGATAGCGGCATCCCAGCCGGAACCACCCTTAAATTTTTACCAGGCACCTACACCCTCAGAACCGGCGTCCTGTCGATCCCGAACGACCGCGTGACGCTGGACTTTACCGGCTCCATCATCAACGTAAGCCTTCCTGCAGGAGCCAATTGGGTGCAGTCGAACGGTGTCATATTCGATGGCAACAGTAAGCAGGGGTTCACGATCAGGGGCGGCAAGTGGGTATGTGCAGGCGATCCGAACGAGGGCGGCAATTTCGGCAAGTGTGCCTATAAGGTTCGCATCCTGTCAGCGCATGGCTGTTCTGATCTGAAGCTGATCGACATGGAATGTGTTGGCTGTACGTTGGGCCGTTTTCCGTTCGGAAACAATATTAAGGTCTTCAATCCGAAGGGGACTAACACCGAAACCGGAATCAACTACCAGCAAGGCGGCTTTGAAAGTTTCCTCTTATTCCCCTACACGACTAACTTCTGGGTTATCAATCCGGAGATCGACGGTTTCGGGCATGGCGTACACTGGGACGGGGGAACCAACGAAGCATCCGGAGCGGGCTACACCAATGGGTATGCCGACTTGACGGCCAGTCGGCCAGTAGGCCCCGGCCGGATTGTGGGCGGCTTCATCAAAAACGGATCGGGCGGGGGCGCGTGGGGATCACGCGGCAACGACATCGTGGCCAGCTTCTGTACCATCGAGAATTGGGGGGATACATGTTGGGACGACGAAGGCGGCATAAATTGCCGGGCGGTTCATTGCACCCTTCGAGACGCCTTCAACGCGGGCGTTATCGCTACGTTCGGGCATGTGAAGGGGCATAAGATAATCAACTGCACCATTGAGATCACCCAGGCGGGCGCAAAGTTTGGCGCGTTCTTCGGTTCTCCGATCATGGCTGACAATACCGCTGAAGACATCACCATACAGGATAACACCTTTGATTGTAAAATCGCGGGTCAGGTTGGCGTCATCCGTCCGGATGGGACCGCCTTCAAATCGGTCAACATCATCGGCAACACCTTCAAGAACGCCCGCTGGTACTGGCATGAAGTAGGGAGCCGAAAGCAGATCATCCGGGATAACACGGTCGAATACACCGTCGCTGAAGACGGCCCGACCTGCGGAACTGTGGTCGGTACCGCTACCGAAAAGCCGCTTCTGATTGTTCGCAACAATACGATCACCACCACAGCGGGGGGAAACGTTGGTCTGTCGATCTTCAACTCAGACGGAGCCTATTGCAACGCTGAATACATCGAAGGCAACCGGATCATCGGCTTTACCAACGATCTCGACCTGAAAGCCACAGCCGCCAACGCGACGGCTTCGCTGAAGCGATACGTTCGGGGCAATACGTTCGGGGCGGGTAACGTGATCGTTGGCCAGCCAACGGCCGGTCTTCGTCAGCAGGTCATTGTGTCAAACAACCACCTGGACGACGGTACCGTTTGGCCAAAGCTACCAGGCGCAAACTTTGCCCTGGGCGAATCAACCTTCGCGGCCAACACCCTCTTCAGCTCGTCGGTCATTACCGACAACTATGCCAATGCCAACTTCTATTCGTCGCCCTATAGCTTCAGTGAAAGTACCAACGAGTTTGTTGGGGTCTATCTGAAGTACCGGCAGACAATTGGCGAAGTGGTGATCGCACCCCGTGGCGACGCCAACGTAGGCGATGGCTGGCCAGTCAGCTACGTGATTGAAGTCAGTACGAACGGGGGATCAACCTGGCAGACCGTGGCCACCCGGACGAACCAGGTCAAACCCTCGTCAGTGAGTTACCGCGAACGGATCACCTTCCCAGCGGTTCAGGCCGACGCCGTTCGGCTCCGATCAACGAAGCTATGGCAGGACCCAGGCAACAGCGCCTATATTCTCCAGATCAAACAACTGGAAGTGTATGCGCCCGGCCGTCCCGCTGATCCGACCTTACCAACCGTCGCCAACCTGACGGCCGCGCAAGCCCTGACGGTTCAGTTGCCTACCCTGATCCTGGTATCAACTGACGTCGATTATAACGACACGAACGCACTCTATTTAAAAACGCCGACATCCCTCGAACGGCTGTCGAAAACCACCCTATAACATGAAGAATTTACTGATTTTAGTCATTGCTCTTTTATGGGGCCCCATCGTTAATGGCCAGGCGCTCAACAAGGCGAACGACACCACCAGCACGAACTTTCCGGCCGGATGGTTCCAGATCAGGGAGATGGGGGGCAACTATTACATCCGACCCAAAACCGGCAACACCAGCCGGATCAACTTGCCAGCGGGCGGAACCACCGGGCAAGTACTGGCGAAGACATCAGGAGCCAACGGAGCCGTGGCCTGGACAACGCCCGGCGCGGCTGCCAATGGTCTTCCCACAGGCGGAACGACGGGTCAGGTCCTGACCAAGACCAGTTCCACCGACTTCGCGGCCAGTTGGCAGACGGTCAGCGCCCCGGCCAGCTATACCTACATAGACGACGACTATACCTACAATAGCGTCGTTATCAAGACGGCCGACATCAACGATGTCAATGCGTCGATCTCGTCAACCAGCAACCAACTGGTAGCGATGCTGGTAACGGCTCCTGTATCGGAGACCATCACGCGGGTCGGATTTGAAGTGTCGGGAAATGGTTCGGGACTTACGGCAAACGGGGCAACCCTGAAAAACGGCATCGCCCTTTTGGACGCCAATCGGAATGTACTGGCTACGGCCAACTGCCAGACCGCATTCGCGACGGTTGGGCTAAAGACGGTTGCGCTGTCTAATAACGTGGTCGTTACGGCCGGACAACAGTATACGATCCTGTTCGTCTCGACGGGTACTACCCCGGCCGGTCTCCGTGGCTTTGCCAACCTGTCGGGTCTATCTATCGTGAACCTCGACATGTCTGCGGCCCCTATCCGCTACATGCAAAAAAACTCGACCGATATTCCCTTGTCTGGTCAGGTCGATCTAACAACGAGCTGGACAGCCCGTACAGGGGGTCGATATTGGATCGGATTCTTAAAGTGAACAGTTAATGCGTTGTAATTAAAAAAGGCCGGATGCAATGCGTCCGGCCTTTTTACTTAAACACTCACTAAATTCTAACCGCTTCGGCGGTCCGACCTAACTTTGTTGTGTAGCCTTTGCCAGCGACTTGTAATCGTTCTCGAACTTCCCGCGAAGATACGTTGCCGGGTAGAGTCGGTTGGTGTTGGGCCGCATCATCAGATAAAAATTGTACGACGGAATCGTCTCGAACGCCTTGATCTGCTCGTCCTTCGTCAGTTTGTCGAACGCCTTTTTCGCTTCCTGCTTATCCACCTTATAGTTGTACGCTTCCCAGAACTGTTCAAACGTAACCTCATTGGTCGTCAGCCGAATCGTCAGCGTTTCGCTGTTTCCAGCCATCCGCTCCAGTAGCACTTGCACCACCGGAAAATTCCTATGCAACCAGTCCAGGTGTTTTTCGCTCAGCGTAGCGTCGTTAAAAAACCCGGTCAAAATCCCCTCTTCGTTATAAGTAAACGTCAATTCTCCTTCAAAAGACGTTGACGTAATCGTGTACCGATGCTTCATAAAATCGTATTTTCCAGGATTACAGCCCGGATAAACGTCGGGGCGCATAGTCGTCAGGGCGAAATTTTGGATTGTACGCATCATCAAGTCGTCGGCGGTTGTCCATATAGACCATGCCGATTACGAAGCCACCCAGAGCCGCCAGCACGACCGCCAACGTTACCCACAGCACAATGAAGTAATAGTCGCTCATGCTGCCTGTTGCTGAAGTGTTTCAGACAGCGACCGATACCGACCGCGTTCCCAAACGATTTGCTCGACAGTTTCCTCGCTCAGACAGTAGCGGTCAGCGAGTTGGCGATAAATGAAGCCAGAACGAAGCCCCTTTTCGCTCAATTGACGGAAGGCCAGACGGATAGCAACGTTACGTTCAGAACGTCGCTGTTCAGTAGCAGGGTTGGAAGTCTTCAAAACGTTACGGGGAGATTCGGGGCATAATCGTAACGCTAATATATTAACATTATTGAACATGGTCACACTAAGTAGGTTTGGTGAATTGTACTTACAATCTGTTGCAGGATGGCCGCTTCGTAGCTGTCATCTGAGAAGGGCAACAAGTCCATCGTTGCAGACTGTCCGGTATCAATTGTTTGTTCCGTCATAATCGTACACAGGACAGCAATCGCCTGCGAACGAGTCAGCGACAACGAATAAATCTTGTCGGTCTTACTGGGAAACATCCGGGCGTCTTCGACCATCCGGTTCGTCCGCTGGTACACTTCCGCGACATTCGAGTTGATTACAAAATCAGCCGGGTACCGGCGAAGCTCTTCAATCGGCTGACTGGTCAGCGTCAAATACAGATGCGAGTTTAACGCTACCAGTTCACTGTGGTTAAGTTTCATCTTCAGTTTCATAGGCCGTCGCTGTCTAATTTATTCCAGCCGTTCTTGTCGGCATGGTTAACGCCGAACGCCCAACCCGCTACGTAGCAGAAGGCCCCAAAGAATATTGTCCCGATTATATAGACCCAAATCATGGTTTAAACGCTAGTTAAATAGTTTTTCAATCATCTTATTCTGCGCACTTTCCCGCCATTTCTCCATTGCTGTCGTGGCATCGACAAGCTGGTTATAGCTCAGCTTGTGCAAGGGGGCTCGGAACTTCTTGACCAGGAAGGTATTCAGGGCGTCGTAGTCCTTTTGTTCCCAGTCGGTCACGCTGAAGATGTCCTTCGCAATGTTGATGATCTTGGCCCTCATCTTCTTGATACTGGTCATCTGGTCGTCTTCCAGATGCTTGATTGCCGCTGCCATCTCATCGACCGTCATCAACTTACTGGAGTCGGTTCGGCCATTGGTGCAGGCCAGTACCAGTTCGCGTTTTTCGTAGGCGTCGAACTTACGCTGGGTCAGCAGCGTGTGAAACCTACTGTTCTGGGATAGGGTGCGTAGCGTCATAATAATTCAGTATTAAATGATCGACCAACTCATCATTACTTAGCCCTAAACCATAGCGCCTAAATTCGCTGATTGCCATGATGCAGTATTCGATTGGAACACCATAATGACCGCCATAATGTATGTAGTCTACTACCTTAAATACATAGCTATTCGTGAATTGAAGCCCATTCCAGTAAACCAGACATAGTACATCGCCTTCGGCAAACTCTCGATCATTACGCCGATACTCAAAAGACTTTCGGCAAGTTATCAGGTCGTACATCAGGTCTTCGCTGTCAACTTTCAGTAAGTGAAAATTGAAGTCATCAAACACTACAGCTTTCTTTCGTGTGGCTTCCATCTCAGAATTGATAGTTTAGAAAGTAGTCTTCGTCCTCGACCACCGGATCAGACGACTTGTCGATATACGTCACTTTGCATACCAAGCGGTCGCCCTTCGCATCCGAACGGTGCCAGATGTCAACCCAACCCGGTTTACGTTCTACCCGATACAGGCCGTGGAAGGTACCGTTCGTGCCCGTCGATGCTTCGTTCATCCATTTGCGTAGTTCACGCTCAAAGCCTGCCAGCGTTGAGATGCAATCGAACGTGATTAGTCGGTCGATCTCAACGATGATCTTCAGTTCACAGTAGTTCCGCTTCGTGTCGAACTTCTCGACCGTCAGCTTTGGCTCCATTATCAGTTCGTCGTCTGTGAATTGTGCGTTCATATCCTTACTGTTTTACGATCATTTGAATAGCTTCAGCCAGGACAGAAACCGCTTCAGAAGTATACACCTTCTCGCTTTGCTTCGTTCTGATCTCAATTTTGATCGACTGACCTACCTCCTTTTCAATGACCTTGATTGTAATGCTCTTGATCGCCATACATTCTTTGGTTTCCATGGACGGCCGGCTGACGGATCTCGAAACTTTCTTCCGTCAACCGGCCGACTTGATTAGTTACTGTTCCCTACGTCCACGATCTGGATGTACGCTTTTTCCGCTACGATCAACTCGTACATCTCCGACCATTTCTTTCTATTCCAAGTCCGCTGATTGTATTCCAAGAACTTGGCGCGGGTCATGTGAACTTCCTTGCTGACCGGCTTGCCGTCCTGCATGATGTGGAACGTGGTCTTGATTACGTCTTCAGCGTTCTGCATTACTTTCCTACTGGAGTGATCTCGAACATGTATTCACCACCGGCCGCGAAGAACCCAGCCGTGTCGTCTTTCGAGATCATCAGTTCGGCCCCGCCAAGCACCTGATTGTCGTTATTGCCTGACGCATCCGGCCCGTCGATGGTCTTGAAGAAAGCCCGCTCCGGATCGTCCGCAACCCGGGTACATTGAAATTTTGCCTTTACCGATGTCGGCTTGGCGTTGGTAGCCTGTTGTTTGGCCATGATTGTAAAAGGATTTGAGTATCTGGCAGTATTGCCATTGCGAGACGGCCAGGGGTCGAACCCGGATCACTGGAGCGGCAACCAACTAACCCCTTAATTGGAGAAGACCGCCCAGCTATGCTACCCTTGCACCACCGTCCCAGGACTGTTACACTCGTCCGTCAGTGTTTTGCTCGAATTGGTAGGCTTCCTTGATCGCTTGCCTGGCTACGATGTCCGGGTCTTTTTCAGCGATCACCTGCATCAAAGCAGGCGGTAAGGCAAACGCTTCATCATTAGTCAGCTTACCAACTAACCCTTCTATCGCGGTCAGTACCCGAAGGCTTCGATAGGCGTCTGCTTCGTCCATCGCCCGCACCAGGTAGTACATAGCTCGTACTTCGTAGGTCGTCAGGGCGTCCAGCTTGGCATATACACTTGCTTGGTGTTGGTTCATCAGTTCAGACAGAGATTGAATTGGATTTCGATAGCCTTCTTTTCAGCGCGTCGTCGGGTCTCGTTAATCAGCAGGATCGGCAGTACATCCCAGTCCGGTTTACCCAGACATACCCCCAGGATGTCACAGACCAGCGTCCGCATGACGTTCCGGTCAAAGCGATCCTTTTCCGTAATCGCCCGTTCCACGAAGTCGGTCAGATCGCGTAGATCGTCGTCGGTCAGTTCGGCCAGGCGTTGCCGCGTGATCGTACTCATACCGGCTTGACCTCATAGCGTGATCCCTGTACTACCTTGATTCCCTTCTCAGTTAGCAGGGCGGATAACTTATTATCCCCCCGGTCAATCGCCTTCATGATCTCCGGAACGTTCACATCGACCTTCGTAAAGCGATCATCCAACAGCAGGGCAACCCCCTCACGATCTTCAGGCGTCAGGTTCTCGGCATCGTTTGCCCAGATCAGTTTCGGCGGGTTAAGCTTAACCGAAACCTTCGCCAAGCCCGGCAATTCGAGCCGTCCGTTAACGAACTTGTTCTGACCAGCCATCCGGTCGAACTCGGCTTTCAACTCCTTATTCAGCTTCTCCAATTCAGCCTCTTTTAGGGCGATTTCGCTTTTTAAGGCAAAAAGGCGGGCTATACGCCCCTTCAGGGCGTTATTGACTTTGTTACTCATACGTGTAAGGGATTTGTGTTTTAGGGGAGATTAATTATCGTTGATCTTCGGGGCAACGGACCCGCTGATTTGGCAAATGATTCCGTAGGTCTGAGCACCCATTGAGTCCAGGAACTTGCTCAATTCCTTACCCGGCGTTTTGCCTACTACGACCAGGCTGTAACCGTCCGACTGTTGCTGATCTGGCACACTCTCAGCCACCAGATACCCCGCTGTCAGGCCGTAGGATTGGAGTAGGCTGCCTAACTCATCTTGTAAGCGGTTCTTCTGTTCTTCGCTTAGAATCTTCATTGTGCTGCATCAATTGGAAGTGGATACCCGAACGTTTTCATGAAGCGCCAGAAAGCAACCTCGTTTTTCAGATGGAAGGTCATTGCGCCCCAACGAGCTATCCAGCCATTACCGAGTTCGTGTTGAATAACCGGGTGTTCTCGCTGGAACTGATGCTTCCCTTTACACCATTCAGCAGCCGACTTGTGTACCAGGCGGTTCGGGTCTGTAACGACGCATTGCTGATTGTGCTGAACCCCCCAGTACTGGTATTCTACGAAACCAGCCGCTTTCAGGTCATCTATCGTGAGCATGTCCATTGGTTGTATTGGTCGGTTTTGGTTGGGATAGAACCGAATGACTTTGCCATCCATCGTTCTAATTGATTAGGTTGACGCATTCCCAATTCCCTTACGCGCTCAGAGCGACAACCCGCCCACCCATATCCGCTTCCATCTCCGTAGGGGCCAGCTCCTTTTTTGTCGCCTTCTCTTGCGCCCGTACACGCTCGTGTTTGATGGCCTGTTGCAGTACCCGATAGTCACGATCTGCAACCCAGACGTACTTACCCCGAATCGACTCCTTACGTGGATTCAGATGCAGCCAAACCCGCTCCTGGGCGTCCGGATTCTTCAGGCCGTTGGCATTGCAGATCGCAACAACATCCTGACGGAAAATGCCAACTAAGGGCATGTAAGCGCGTCCTAATCGACTTTCCAATTCATCGAAGCCCCGCGCATCCCGGCGAACGCCTGCCTGTATATGTCGCTTCAGGTCATGCGCCCCGATCAGCACCATACCAACCTCATCATGTAGCTTGTTGTACAGGGGAATGAACAGACGTAGCGACGACGGTTTCAGCTTATTGGCTTCATCGATAATCAGCAGGGGCCGGGCCGTGGCTGCCCGTTGCTTCAGGACCGACACGATCAGATCAGTCAAATCCGATACGTTGTAGCGTTCCGTCCGAACACCCAGCGTTTCGGCGATCTTTTGCACGAACCGCTTATGGCTCCAGCTCTCTTCACACTCCAGATAGAAAACCGCTTCCTTTTGCAACGTGTACATCAGCGCCCCGGTCGTTTTACCATGCCCGGCATCGTGGCTAATGCAGGTAAACAGGCTTTCAAATTGTGCCCGCTCCAGTAGCTCGAACATTACGTTCGTGTTCGTGGTCGATACCCAGTTCCAGCGTTCTTCATTGAGCTTATAGCCCAGCTTATGAGCTACCCGCGCCCACATTTGATCTGATACCAGGTGCCACTTCTCACGTTCGACCATGTTGTACCGGATCGTCACCTGGTTAACGCCCAGTTTGTTGGCCACTTGCCGCCAACCGCCCAGGCGTCCGGATTCAATCTCCAGCAACCGCCCGATTTCGCTTTTTTGAAGGTCTGTAATCATCTCAGTTAGGATTAAAAAGGGTATTTAACGAGTGTTTAAACGGCAGTCAATTGATGTCCCTCTTCGATAATGGGTCTGAAAGAATCACTTTATCTTTATCGACTCGGAACGTATTCTTTGGCGTCGTATCAACCGGCTTCTGAAGCAGTTTCACCAAGTCGGTAATTTCGTAGCGTACCATGTGGACCGTCTCGTCAAGTGGGTTTACAACCCCATTTCTTGTCTCCGGTGGAACAGGCAGTTGGGCGACGAACGTGTTGAGTGCCTTAACGCACAGATGCACTTGAAAATCAGATAGCTCTACTTGCATGTGTTTTAGGGGTTATTGTTGAAAAAAGATTGATTCACAAAGTCTTTCGGGTCGAATACCTCGTCAGCGTCGGGAAGAATCGGGGGCGCTGGCTTCGTTCGTTTCTGTTTGGCGGGCGTCTGCGCGTCTGCCTGAATCGACACCCCCATCTGTTCGTAGATCACCGCCGTAGCGACTGATTCGTACTCGTCTTTCGACACCCGACCGCCCAGCGTCAGCAGGTATTCCGGATCGACCGTCGCCCCGCTGGTCAGTTCCTCCAGATCAGCCCGCTTCTGTTGCTCGAACTTGTCGATCTTCGCCTGACGACCGGCCAACCGGCCCGGATCAGCGTCAGGACCATACATCGGAATCGGCTTGGCATGAGTCAGTTCAGCGATAAAGAAGTCGCTCACCCGGTCGTCAGCGCCGACCGCAAACAGCATTACCTTGCTTGGGTCGCTTTCTTCGTAGCGAACCGCTACCCGGCTGTATCGGTACATGATCTGCGTGTCGTAGATCAGGTATTCGTAGCGGACGCCGTGGACCTCCTGTTCGATCCGGTTGCGTCGGATGTCCAGAATTTTGGTCATCCAGAAAAGCGACGCCTGTTCCCATACCTCCACCCGGATCACGTTCGGCTTTTCGCTCTGTTCGTGTAGTGTCGAAGGGCTTAAATCCAGCTTCGCATGTTTGCGGCTGTAGTAGCTGACCGGCGTCTGACGGTACTCTTCTATACGTCGCCATGCTTCTTGCCAGGCTTTATCAAAGTCCCAGCCTTCATTACGGGCTTCCTTGCGTAGTTTGACCAGGTAGTCAGGCGACCGATGGGCATACGGCCGGGTTGACATGATCCCTTGCCCGTAGTAGTACCGCGACTGCGAGAAAAACACCGTCTGGAGCGTATCGAACCACCGTTCCAGTAAGGCTTTTCCGGTCGCCTTGTGGGTGCATACCAGTTGAACCCCTTTGGCTTCCATCGACCCTAGAATCGACTGCATTTCGTCGCTGATATGACCCGGAAAACGGTCATAAACGAGCGTATGGGGTAGGTAGCCGGTCACTTTGACCGCCATTTTTAAGGCATTTGTGTAACCCCAGCGGTCTTCCTTCGTATCGAAGTGGCACCCTACGATGTCGCCCGAATAAGCGTCCCGAATGGCGATTACGAACAAAAACGCCTGTTTTCCCTTCTCCTGGGTCTGGTGTTCGACCATATTGACCCGCGTCGCGTCCATCATCCAGCAATCGCCCGCGTACATCGCCCTGGCCATCGTGATTGAATGGGTGTAGCGACCGGCGTACTTGGTACCAGCGCCAAACCGACCGTTCGCCGTGAGTTGCTTCATCTTCGGACTGGCCAGCACTTGCGAAAACCAGCTATTAGAAGGCACTTCGCGCCCTACGATCCGGCATACCTCGCTGATCTTGCGAATAATGTAAGCGTTCGGGTCGTTGGTGCCCTGGCTTCTGGCCATCGCAATCCAGGCCATGAGTTCGGGATCGTTGGCGAACTGTTCCCGGCTCCGGTTGCCCTGCCTGGGTAACTTGACCACTTCCTGAATCGGCAGCCGATCTACGAAGCGTTGGTTCACCTTCTCCTTTAGGCGTACTTCATTGGTCGGTACGTCCTTATAGGCGCTGTAGTAGACCCAGTGGTCGCCCAACCAGGCAAGAGCTTCCCGGTAGGGTACGTAGCTCCGTGGGTCGATGTCGTGATCCTGGATGTAGTTGCCTAGTGTTTCGATCACAGCAGCCGCCATAGCCAGGGAGCGTACCCGCTTCTCTGTACTACGTTCGTTTCGGTCGGTGATCTTATACAACCCTACGTAACGTCTCCAATCTGTTTGGAGGGCGATTTCAAGTAGTTCAGGCAATGACCGTTCGCTCAAAACTTTGCGTCTCGCTTCCGAGAACCAAACGTCTGGAGTCAGGCCACCACACAGGGCCGATTCAACCATTCGCCGATACTTTACAGCCAGCGTATCATACCGGATCAGCCGCCGACGACGGTCGTCAGGATCAGGGATAGTTTGCCAGTACGACGAACCGCGAAGGCAACCCATCTTAACCGTAACTTCCTTAATACCACAGCAGTTAACTACCTCGTTAAAGCTGCAATACCATATGTCGGCGACCTTCTTCATATACCCAGGCGCTGATTAGCTGACGCGATTTTTTTGGCGGCTTTGAAGACAATCTCAAACCGCTTTGAGGTCGGACGACGAAGTATCACATCGGCATGTTTACGGGTTACACCGGCCATCTTAGCGATCTTCGTCATGTCGCCGTTTCGTAAATAGGATTTGACTTCCTGTACTGTCTTCATTTCCTTTGTTGCCGTTTGTCAACAGTACAAAGGTTTAAAAAATATTGGAACTACAAAATATTTAGACTAAAATTTTTGATGACTTACTTCGCTGGAAACATTCGGGCATTACGGCAGGCCAAGAAATGGTCGCAGGAAAAATTAGCTACTCTACTGGATGTCAGAGGGGGAACAATATCAAACTATGAGACAGGGACCAGCTATCCAGACTTCAAAACATTTGTAGATATCGTAAAATTATTTGGAGTCAGCGCCGACGACATCATCTTTAAGGACCTGTCACAAGGCGAATACGTAGCCCAGGAGCCACGATCTCACATCAAAGAGGAAGAGATACCCGAAAAAAATATCTATGAAGACCGCCTAAAAGAGAAGGATGAATTAATAAAGGCGCTAAAGGATAGCATCAATTTATATAAAGAACTCCTTACGACTCGTTCGGGTCACCAAAAAGCCGCTTAG